AGATCCATCAGGCTGCACTTTTTCAACCTGTACCAGTTGAAAAAGTGCAGCCTGATGGATCTGTAAAAATAGTCTATGAGCAGCCTGTGCCAATTCCATCATCGTTTCCAAAACCAACTTATGCAGGTAAATTGCCGGCTGCGGCTGCACGCCCTCAACCCGCTGGAACTCAATCGCCGGCACTGCCAGGAACTCCGGCTGATGGACGGGTAATCACGCAACCACAATTCCCAGCAAGACCTGTAACGCAAGCAGCAGATGGCCCCGTGGCGGCTCCATTACCACAGGGAGCAAAGGCAACGCCTATGGCTGCTAGACCTGAAGAGTATTCAAAAAACAGGGGCGAAATTATTGCGGCAGTAGACTTTGTGGCGGCCTTGAAAAAAATGGAGAATATGGTCAGAGATCAAGGCATGCAACTTGGCGGTCTTGGAGAAAAAGGAGCCAGCCAGTCTGCCGTGTATGAAGACCTATTGACAAAAGCAAGGTTGGCAGCGCAACTTGGTGTTCTTAACAAAGAAGATTTGCCAAGGTTGCAGGCACAGCTAAGTGACCCAACTGCGCTGACTACTTACATCAGGGGGCTTGGCGGCCCTGATGCATTTTTTGCTCAAATACGACAAATGGAAAAACGAATTGTTGAAGAAGCTAACCGCAAAAATTTACAGTTTGGGTCTCCGATAATGACCATGCCTAGCAATTTTGTTGTTGGTGGGGTAGCAGCGCCAAGCCCTTTAATGTCTCCGCAACTACTAGAAGCCTTGCGTAAGTATCCGGCAACTACGAGGTAAAAAATGGCTGATCCAACAATTGATGAGTTATTGCAGTCGCTAAATGCAGCAGACGCTGCCGGTGATAAGCCGGCGGCCCAACAGATTGCCGACTACATTCGCATGCTTCAAGCAATGCCACCTGGCGCTGACATCAACAAAACGACTGGCGCACCAATGGGTGTGCGTGCTGCTGTTGGTGCTGCATCAACTAGTGAAGACAAACTGTCAACGCTCAGGAAATTCTTTCCTGATGCACAGCAGTACGACAAAGACAATTTCATTTATACAGACCCAGCGACCAAGCGACCTACGCTGATGAATGAAAACAACCCAAGATTTTTTGGCATCCCATTGCCGACAATGGGTGACATTGCCGGTGCTGGCCCAGAAATTTCAGAAATGGTTGGCTCTGGTCTTGGCGCTACTCTCATGGCTCCATTTGGGCCACCAGGCATGGTGGGCGGCGCAGCCACTGGTGGTGCTGCATTCAAAAAGCTGTACGAGATGGGCATGCAGTATGGCGGCCCGACAGTAGAGACTCGACCAGGATTGGAGCAGGCCGCTGGTGTAACAAAAGACATCACAGTCAATGCCGCTGGCCAAAGGTTTGGTCAGTTGATTGAGTCTGGTCTGCCAAGACTGTTGACCCCAATCCAAGAAAGGATTGCAGGCATTCGGCAAGGTATACCGCAAGCTGCTGCCCGTCAGAACATACCACTGCCTGCCGGTGTGGCCACGCAAAGCCCCGCCATTCAGCGGGTTGAGGCCGGTCTGTTACAGACTCCTGGCGGCGCTCAAGTCATTGCCCCCATGTACTCGAGGATGGCCGAGGCGATGGGTACACGCGCTACAGACATTGCTGAACGACTTTCCCGCGCAGTTCGGGGGCCAGGTGTTGAGCCTGGTGTGATGTTTACGGAAAAAGGCGGCTTGGGGAGTTTTGTACAACAAGGTGCAGACGCTGCAGGAAGGCGTTTTGCTCAAAGGCGCGAACAGCTAGACGATATTGTGTCCAACGCAGTCGGCCCACGAAACAGATTCCCAGCGACAAATACAGTTCAACTTATTGCTGATCTTGAAGCCCAAATTGCCAGAAGCCCAGAAACATACAGGCCAATGTTTGGGCCAGTTATTGAGCGTGCAAGGCGTGTGGTGACTGATGCACAGTCTGGTTTGGGCGGTATTGAATTTGACGCATTGCGTCAGGCAAGAACTGCTGTTGGTAGGGAATTGGAAAGACCAGACATTTCTGGTTTAACTCAGAGTCCAGCCCTAGCTCGACTGTATGACGCATTGCGAAGAGATGTGATCTCTGCGGCTGACCAGTCGGGCGACATAGCAAGTCGAGGAATTAGACTCCATGACCGATATGTGCGTTTCAACCGAACAGTCAATCTGCCTGCATTGCAGCGCATTGTTGATCAAGACTTGGATGTGGCAGCGGCCAACATGGCGCTGTCAGGCACAAAGGACGGCATTGGCCGATTGCAACTGCTGCGCAGAAACTTTAGGCCCGAAGAGTGGGACACAGTTTCTGCATCAGTGTGGCAGCAACTGGGCAATGCCAAGGCCGGTGTAAAAGAAGGCGCGGAAGTTGGTGCAGACAGTTACCAATTCAGCCCCACAACATTCTTGACCAACTGGATGAACTTGAGCGACAGCGCAAAAACTGTGCTGTTTGCTGGTGAGCGCTATCGCAATATCATTCCAGCCATGAACGACTTGGTCAGGGTGGCAACTGGTGCGCGTGAGGCTGGGAAGATGGTTAACACATCCAACACTGCTGGCGCTCAGATGGTGACATCAGCGCTGCTTGGCGGCGGCGGCTTGGCTGTTGGTGGTGCTGCCGGTCTAGACGCTACCAGCGCTTTGCTCGGTGGTGCGGCATCACTCAGTGGCTTGGTATTGACCAGCAACACGGCGGCCAGATTGTTGGAAAGCCCAAGGTTCATTCGCTGGGTGTCTGATACCAGCAGGGCTGTGGTCAATAATCCAAATTCGTTGAGTGCTCAAATTGGCAAGTTGTTGGCCATTGGTCAAGCAGAGCCAGGCATGAAAGACGCAATCGACACTTATTACAAGCAGATTAAATCTGTCACCGGCAAATAAGGAATATCATGGCCCTGCTTGATGACGAAGAGTTGTTGCCATTCTTTGGCAACCCGAACATCCAGCGCCAAGGTGCAAGGGCCAGAGCCTTGGCCGCGCAGCGCGATGTCAACACGCTGCCTGACCCACGCACCTATGCCGCCGTCTCTGGCCTGCTGGGGCAAGCACCTGATGAGATGGGATTCAGTGTTCTGAATCCTCAGTATGAGTCAATCATGCAGACCGCCCGTCCGGCTTTTTATACCGGCACGGCACTGGGTGTGGCTCCATTGGCAAAGGTATTTCAAGCTCCAGCAATGGCCTTGGGCCGCGCTGGTGAGCGCATGGCTGAAAGGGTTGTCCCACAAATCATGCAGCGTGGCGGCTTGCCGGCTGAGTTATTGCAGGGCATGGCGCAGGGCAGCCGGTCAAATGTCTATTTGCCAACAACGCCCAAAAATCCCAACCCCTTAGTCGGCACAAGGTACAAGACAGAGCAGTTGCCAGGCATTGTTCCAAGGCGGCCAGTTAATTGGAATGAGCTTGAGGGCGGCAGCATCATGACATATCCAACGGATATTCTCAGCCGCAATACCAAGGTCACCAATGTCAGTGACATCCCCCTTGGGAGCAATTCATTTGTTACCCCAGGCGGCCTGATGTACATGATGGATGAAGGCAATATCGCCAACAGAATTGGCTATGCATCCAACCAAGCCGCTGCGACTGCACAGAACAACCGAGCATTACAAGCCATTGAGGAGAACTTGGCCCGTGGTGGCACTGGGCGCGTTTTTATGGCCCCACACACCATGCCGCCTGGTGGTGAGAATTTTTCAACCGGCCCGACTTTGGGGTTGTTGTCGTTAATTGATGCGACAAATCCAAGCCCTCAATTGCTGGAGATGATTTCCAACCAGATGCGGCAAGCAACAGTTAAAGGTGTCAAAGGCAAGTACAAAGATTTTGCTGGCCTTAATGACCCAATGGCCAGAGAGCAGTTGCTTACTGGTGAAGGCTTAAAAGCTGGAAGTGCTGGTGACTTGAGGAAAATCTTTGTAGACAAGATGAGCAATGTCGCAGCAGAAAAGGGTTTGGGCTTCAACTACCCAGATTTGCAACGGGCGATGTTTGATCCCAATGTGATGAACAAGCAAAGTTTTTTGATGGGTGATGCGATCTATGAGGCATTACCAAAATTGGGTGTTCGACCTGGATCTCACGGCGCTTATGGATACGACATGCCTGGTTTGTTTTTTGGCAATACCAGCGGCGCACCAGTGAGCCAATTCATGCAGCCCGTCTACAACAGAATCTTGCCGGAGCAAATGAACAAGCCTGGAGCCAGCTACAAAACATCTTCATTTGAAGATTTGTTTGGCCGACTTCAACAGCCTGGAGACATCCCCGCTGGAAACACATATGCCGACCCCAATCAATTGACAAGGGGCCGGCTGTCCACTGGTGGCGAGAACATCTCCATGTTTATGGATGAGGCCGAGATCAAACGACTCAAGAAACTTCTTGGGGAAGAGTGATCATGATGATGTAATGCTCAAGGGCGCGGATGGCCTCTTCAGCAATGGCTTGCTGTTCTGCGCCATTTAGTTTGCTCATTGACCGATCTGGCTGCACATCAATGTTGATGCCGAAGCTAGGTATCAATTGGACATCTAAAGTTATTTTCATCTCATCCCCCCAAAAAACGCTGCTATCAAAGGGTCGATCTTGATCTTTCGATTCCTCTGACGGATGCGTGCATTTAAAAAGTCTCTATCGTCAGCGCTCATCTTGTGGCGCATCTTTCGCATGCGCTCGGCGGCCGTGAACGACTGCGGCTTGGGTGCATCCGGCTCACTGCCCAGCGTCATCAGGGCTGTGGTCATGTTGCCGGTCTTGGTATACCCATGCACCCGCACCACGCCAGCCTTGCGCAGTTCACGCACATTGTCGTAGGCCGTGGTCAAGGCGCAGGGCAGGCGCACAGCTATCTCGGCCACACTCAACGGGCCAATGCTCAAGAGCCGGACGATGGCCGGCCTATAAATTGGTTTTAGGCCGCGCTTCATTTCGGGCTTGCATCCGGCGGTTGTACTCACGCTTGAGCATGATGCGCACCACCAGCGCACGAGTGTGAGCGTCTGAAGGTATCGCATGGCCATAGCACTCAGGACTGAGCAGATCGTCCATGAACTCTATGGCCGCCTCAAGTGCTGGCTCATCACTCATGCTGACCACCAAGAGATCAGTGCCGCAGCCAAGCCGCAGCCAATGATCAGGCACAGCAGATAGTCCAGAGCTGCATCGGCGCGATTGCTTAATTTGTTCATGTTGTTCCCCTTGAGTTAATGTGTGACGAAGTTTACGCCAAATAAAGAAACTTGCATAGTAGTCAATAAATGCAGGTGTTGCCGTTAAAATACACCTATGCAATCAGTACAAGATATTCGGGATAAGGCCAGAGAACACGGGATCAGGATGAATGCCGTGTGCCGCGAGGCTGGCATCCAGCAGCCACAGGTGAGCCGCTGGATGTCAGGGTCTGTCAAACCCCTGTGGGATTCAGTCAACCAACTGGAGCAGGCTTTGCTCAAGTTGATTGAGCAGAAATCACCAGTCTGAGGACTCAGCAGCGGCGGCTGGTGCAGCCGACTTGCCGATGCCGAAGTCATCAGCGGCGCTTGGCTTGGAGCCGCCCAGAGGCTGGCCCTTCCTGACCAGCAGGATGTTGTTCAAGCCAAACGAAACGCCAGAGTTGCCGGCTTGGCTGTAGGCATAGGCATTGAGCGAAACCTTGATGTAGTCCCCAGAAACAATATCGTCAGAGCCAATCAGGTCATTGCCGTGGGCATCAATTGCACCTGGTCGGCTGGTGCTCTTGACATTGCAAAAGAAGTGGCCGGCGTACTCTTTGCCCAGTGGGCTGCCGTCTGTCTTGGTTTCAGTGTCTCCATCACGCAAAGGGTTGCGGATATTTTTCGGCACTTTGTCCCCAAACTTGGCGACCAACGCCTCTTTGGCTGCAGCCTTCAAAGCGGTCAGGGTTTCTTTGTCGGTCTTGGGAATGAGGATCTGGGTGCTGTACTCATCCTTACCATTCATTTCGTTTTTGCGAGATTGCAGGGCTGAGAAGTAGGAGGTGCGAACCTCGCCGGTGGTGACTCTAGTTGTCATTTGATCGTTCTTTCAGGTTGATCGTTTACAGGTTTTCAGCTTGACCAAGGCGGTCAAGCATTTGCACTTTAGCACAAATTTTTCTTGCATGTTGTTTTTTTATCGGACACAATCAAGATTCCATAAACCGCTGAAAACGAGGAAAACGATGAAACTGTTCCCACACCAAGAAGAGGCCAAGCAATTCCTGCTGGCCAATAGGCGCTGCATCCTTGCCGACCAGCCTCGCGTGGGCAAGACCCTGCCGGCGGCTGCGGCGGCGCTCGAACACCTGCCGGCCATCGTGGTCTGCCCAGCCATTGCCAAGACAGTTTGGGAGTCGGCATTCAACAAGCTCGACCCGTCAGTGCCAGTGAAAGTCATCACTGGAAAGAAGCAGGCCGGTGAGCTTATCGCCAGTGGCGTGACCATCGTGAACTACGACATCCTGAGCAGTGTTACGGCTTTTACAGGAATTAAAACTGTGGTGTTTGACGAGTGCCACAGGCTCAAAAACAACAAGGCCATCCGCACCAAGGCGGCGATGCTGATGATGAAAAAGATCGACAGGGTCTATGCCCTGTCCGGCACGCCCATCCCCAATCGGCCCATCGAACTCTGGCCGATCCTCCACGGGCTAGGTATCTACCGAGGCGGCTGGTTTGACTTTGCGGCGCGGTACGCCAAGATGTGGTCAGCCCCTTGGGGAATGGATGTCTCCGGTGCGTCCAACATCCCTGAACTCAAGGCATTGATGCGTCCCCATGTCCTGCGCAGGAAGAAGGAGGACATCTTCATGGACTACAAGCAGCCACAGGTCAGTCTGGTGACCTTTGACCTGCCCATAGACAAGCGCGAGCAGCAGTTTGATGCCGATGCCTTGGTGGCCAATCCAAACGCCCTGATGGCCTTTGAGGGTTTGGCCGAGATCATGCGCGAGGCAGGGATGCGCAAGATCAAGGCGGCATCCGAGTTCATCAGCGACCTGCTGCAATCCGGTGAGCCGATCGTGGTGTTCGCGCACCATAAGGATGTCGTGCATGGGCTGGTGGAAGAGCTCAAAGACCACAAGCCGGTGGTGGTGGTGGGCGACACGCCGAGTGCCAAGCGCACAGAGAACATTGCCGCATTCCAATCCGGACAGACCAAGGTGATCGTGGGCAATATCGCCGCCATGTCAGAGGGGGTTGACCTGAGTGCCGCCGACACGATTGTCTTTGTCGAATGCACCTGGTCAACCTCTGCGCTTGAGCAGGCATCCAGCAGGGTGGAGAACATCAACAAGTCAGGCGTCAAGCCGGTGATCTACTTGCTGACCATCAGGGCATCACTCGACCACAATGTGCTGGCCAAGGTGCTGAAAAAGCAGAACATCGTGAATCAGATTATTTAAAGGAGAAAACCATGCAACACGAAACCCGCAAGCACGCCCGACTCTCAGCATCCCGCATTGACCGCGTGATGTCTTGTCCAGGCTCATATCGGCTTGAAGAAAAAATGCCGTACCAAGAGGCCGGTGAGGCCGCTGCCATCGGCACGGCTATCCATGAGCTATCCGAAAAAATCCTACGAGGCGAGGCCGTCAACCCCAAAGACCACCCAGACGATCACTTTGACATGGCCAACGAATACGCTGTCTTTGTCAACACGCTGGTGGAAAACCCACGCAAGCGCATGATCGAAGTCAATGTGGACGCCGGCCTCAAGACGCTGCACCAAGCCCTTGGCGGGACTGCTGATGCCGTGCTGGTGGATGGTGACCACCTCCATGTCGTAGATCTCAAGACGGGCCGAGTGCTGGTCGATGCCGAGAACAACAAGCAACTCTTGACCTACGCTCTGGGCGTTATGCGCATGTTGAATGCGCCTGCAACGATTAAATGCACCATGCACATATTCCAGCCCCGAGCCGGCCACAGCAAGTGGACAGTCTCAGGCACTGACCTGATCTCCCACGGCCACGACCTGCTGGCTGCTGCCAACCTCGCGCTGACTGATGACGCACCGACCAACCCATCGACCAGCAATTGCAAGTACTGCAAGGCCAAGCCCATCTGCCCGTCCATGCGTCAGAAGGTGCAGGACAGCGCACGCAAAGAGTTTGCAGAGCTTGTCAAGCAAGCCGACAAGGATGACACCATTGCAGTGCCGCATGTCACCGGCGAAGAGATCGAACTGGCGCAGCTTGCAGCCATGTGGTCGGAGGCAGTGCTGGAGTCAGCCAAGCGTCAGATCACCAGCGGGTGCCACATCCAAGGCTGGACACTGCGACCAGGGCGCAAGACCAAGTTTTGGAAGAGTGACGCCTTGGCTTTTGAGGCTTTGAAGTCCTACCCGCAGGCATTCGATCTGAAGAGTCCATCGGCCATTGCCAAGCTGGACATCCAGATCAGCGAAGACCTTATCGGCGAGAAGCATGCTGCTGCCAGCCTGGTGAAGGAGAAGCAACAGTGAACCGCATAGAGTTTGGCGACTGCCGCACAACAATGCGCCAGTGGGCTGCTGCTGGCATCAAGGCGCAGACATGCGTCACCAGCCCCCCGTATTACGGGCTGCGCGACTACGGCCATGAAGGGCAGATTGGCCTTGAAGAAACGCCAGAGGAATACATCGCTGCAATGGTTGAGGTTTTCCGCTGTGTGTGGGATGTGCTGGAGGATGATGGGACGCTGTGGCTGAACATTGGGGACAGTTATGCACGGCAAGGTGGGCGTGAAAGTGACCAGCCCAGGCATTGGGATGGGCGTGAAAAAACATCAGGGTCAATGCACAACACTCGGATGGCGCAAGATATTGGCTTAAAACCCAAAGACCTTATCGGCATCCCGTGGATGTTGGCCTTTGCTCTCCGCGCCGATGGCTGGTATCTACGCCAAGACATCATTTGGCACAAGCCTAACCCGATGCCTGAGTCGGTGCAAGACCGTTGCACCAAGGCGCATGAATACATTTTTTTAATGAGCAAGTCGCAGAAGTACTACTACGACATTGATGCCATCAAAGAAGATGCTGTGACTGCTGGTAATGTTGGTGGTTCTTTTCAAGGCAGGCAAGGTGGTGCTGATTACCATGCACAGGGTGGCGGCGTTGGAAGTGAAGCAAAAGAATATCTAAATAAGAACAAGCGCAGCGTTTGGACTGTCACCACTAAGCCCTACGCTGGCGCTCACTTTGCCGTATTCCCGTTTGACCTGATAGAGCCATGCATTCTTGCTGGCGCAGCGCTTGGCCAAGTGGTGCTTGATCCGTTCATGGGGTCAGGCACGACAGCACAGGTAGCGCAAAGCCTTGGACGGCAATATCTTGGGTGTGAACTCAATCCAGAGTACGAGGCGCTGCAAAACAAAAGACTGAGCCAGATGTCTTTGAGTCTTGTTTAACCCCAAGCACTAGAATCAACATCCCCAAAGAAAAACCCCTGACGGCGTCAACCATCAGGGGTAACTAGCTCCAGCTAGAAGGAGAACAACTTGTCGTCAACCGCGAGATCAACAACATGAGTATTTTACCCAAAATGGCCGCTGAGTTTTCAAACTCTCAGGCCATTGCTGTCAAGCTGATTGAGCAGCATCCGAGTGCAGTGTTCTGCACCTTTGCCACCACAGCAGACGGCAAGAAGATCCCATTTAAAAAGACCGGCCAAGGTGTAGCGCGTGACACTCCACCCGATCAGCTTTACTCTGCATCCGAGGTGCTGACGATGGATGCCGCGCCAGCCGGAGACTATCTGGGCATCGTGATGCAGACCCCGTCCATGTCCAGTGGTGCTTACCTTGTCTGCCTCGATGTGGACATGAAGCACTCGACATCAGCCACCAACATAGCCATCAAGCGCATGGCCGAGTGGGTCAAGCAGCAGGATCAACTCACGGAGGTAAGCGTCTCCGGACGGGGCCGGCATGTCTTCCTGTTCGTGGCTGATGAGGATCTGGACAAGATCAAACCAAAATACAAGTTGGGCGGCGGCCAAGAGATTGAGGTGTTCGGGCTGCCAACCTCACCAGGCAAGTCGGTGCTGCTGTCCGGCCAGAAGCTCAACGGCAAGCTCTCCAACGAAACCCATGACAATCTACTGTCACTCTTGACCATGTGGGGCGTCATTGAGCAGGACAACTCCAACCAGCCAGCCGAAGTGCCACGGCCAAAGCTCGAGACGCCGGTCTACCAGCCAACCCTGTCAAGCTCCACCGATGACTACAGCAAGGCCGCATCTGCCCTCCAGTTCATCAATCCAGACAGCGACTACACGACATGGATTGAGATTGGCCAAGCGCTGCACACGGCCTTCGGTGCGGATGGCCATCAACTCTGGGCCGGCTGGAGCAGCCAAGGCAGCAAGTACAAGTCAGAACAGGATATCGACACGCACTGGAAGAGCTTTCACCAAGGCAAGGGCGTCTCCATCGGCACGCTGTTCCACCACGCAAAACTTGGCGGGTACTCAGCGCCGAGCCGCGCCGAAGAGCGAAAGTCGGCAGTCGAGGACTTCTCCACCTACATCCAAGCGCAGCAGGCTCAAGTCGCCAGTGAGCAGCCAACACCCACAGACCAGCCAGCCCCGTACTGGAAAGAACTCAACCTCGACCTGACCAAGCTCTACCCTGTCGAGTACCTAATAGACGGGTTTCTCGCCCATAGTTTCTCAGTGACAGCCGGCCAGCCTGGTGTCGGTAAGACCACAGCCCTTATCTCCGTCTGCCTGATTGCCGCTGGATTCACCTTATCAGACTCACCATTAAAAACAGAATCCCGTAGAAAGATTCTTTATGTCACCGAGGATGCCAATCAAGTGCGGCAATCTCTTTATGCCTACATCAAGTATTGGAATCTCGACCCAATTGAAGTATCTAATTGGTTTATCGTCATTGAATCAAAACGATCTAAAGTGCCGGAGATATTATTATTGGCAGAGAATGTCATCAGACATACAACTACTGAACGGCCATTCTTGATAATAGATACTTCTAATGCAACATTAGAAATAGACAACGAGAATGATAACTCTGAGGTCGGCAGTTACATGGCCGCCATCAAGCAGACTATCTACACTCAACTCGAAACCCCAATAAAGATCATCACCCACACCGCCAAGACCGCACAGACCAATGATGACAGCGCTCTGGCCCGTGGAGCCAGTGCCTTCACTGGTGACGCAACCCTGACCGCCATCCTGTTCATGGATGAGGAAAAGAACAGGTTTATGCGGCTCATCAAGACCCGATACGAGCCGATCCACAGAGAGATCAGCTTTCAGACCCACATCCACAACGAGGTGGTCATCACAAGGCACGGCAACATGCAGGATGTCCAGTGCATCACAGTGATCCCCTACCCGACATCCGAATCCAGCCGCAAGCAAGAAGCAGCGCAACGCATCGAAGAAAACAAGTCACTGCGCACTATGGACAAGTGCGACACGGCGGCAGCTTTTGTTCAGTCCGTCATCAATGAGCATCCCGAAGGTGTCGTTATCCGCAAAGGATCAAACGCTCCAAGGGATTGCCGTTTACACCCAAATGCCTACAAATTAGATTGGGCTGAGATCTACGCTGCCGTGCCTGGAGCGTCAAAAGGCGATGTAAAACGCTCAATTGGCCTGTCAGTTCTGCGCCGATTTGCGCCAGATGCAGAGAACAATGCATGGAATTTACTGGGCCAATGGGATGGCAATTAGGGCTGAAATTGGCTCTCCATCCAAGTCGGGTGGTCGAGGATACCTCGAGGATACCTCGAGGATACCGTCACCCCGACAAAGATGGAGCTGTTGGATAACCCTGTGGAGTTATCCACAGGTTATCCACAGCCTAATCAGCGATTTTTGATGAGCTTGACAAGTCGGAGATACCTCGGTTTTTTTGTTTGGGGGGTATCTTCGACTTGGTATCCTCGACTAAGGAGCTTGACAGTGAAAAGTTATCCACAGGCAGATGATTGGAAAGATGATCAGCGCGTTTTGTGCAAAAACTGCTCAAATCTGGAGTCGAGGATACAGCAGTGGAATTTCAGGGCAGAGGACTTTGAGAAGTTCAGGAGGGTCAACGAACAGGCTGGGCAGTGGATGTTCAGCGAGGTGCTGGTCAAGAACGGGTGGGCCAAGGTTTCATTCAGTCAGGACTTTTGTACAAAAACGGATTTGCACTGCATCCCAGAAAAAGTATTACACCATTGCCACATGTTCAGCGATGGGCTTACCGCAAAGCCTGCCGAGTCCGTAGAATCAGCAGCATGGTGGGAATTGACATAAAGCGCAAGCGCAAAAGCATTGAGCACAAAGAACAGGTGCGGCTGGTGCAGCGGGTCAGAGCGTTTTATCCGGATGTGCTGATTGCAGCCATACCGAATGGGGGCGACAGAACGGCCTCAGAGCGCGTTAGGCTGCATGGCGAGGGGGTACTGGCTGGAATGCCGGATCTTTGCGTCCTGCGGCGATCCAAGGGCTTTGGCGGGTTGTTCGTGGAGATGAAGACCAAGGTAGGGGTTGTCAGCAAGGAGCAGGGTTGCATTGCAAAGCAATTGAACGGGGAAGGCTACCTGTGCGTTATCGCCAGATCAGCCGATGAGGGTTTCAAATTTATCGAGGAGTACTTGGATGACAAAGGGTAAGGAGCCAGCCCGAACACTGGCAGAGGTTGCTGACAACATTGCCACAAGGCAGATGGCACTCAAGGATCAGGCTGCACTCGCACGCAAAGAATCCAGCGATGTCAACAAAAAGATACACGCAGCAGGTGGCGAGATCTCCATCCTAGAAAGGCTCTCCCAAGGTGAGACGATTCTCGGTGTGGCACGCTCGCTGGGTGTGAGCCATACCGGTTTCTACGATTGGGTTGAGAGAGGGGGAGAGGCACGGGCTGCTGCTCTCGCACGCGCACGCACGCGAGGTGGGCAAAGTTTAGCAGAGCAAACCCTCGACATTGCAGACGCTGCGACACCGGCGATGGCGCAGGTGGCCAAGCTGCGGGTGGACACCAGGCGATGGCTGGCTGGCAAGCTCAATGACGAGTACAGCGACAAGGCTGCGCCTCTAGTGAACATCGATCTGGGCAGCTTGGCGCTGGACGCATTGCGGCATCGAAGTGTCACGCCCGTAAACGGGATTGACAAAGGCACGATTGACGAGGGATAACCCTCGGAATCTGGGGCTGGCCGCCGCCGGCTGGCTGCCGCCGCGCCGCGACCCCCCCCCGTCCCGCGCCTTGGCGGGGGCGACTGATGCGGCACTCAACACCTACCAACCTACATCCCTAAAAAAAATTTTTTTTAAAAACCCCTTGACAACCTGCCAACCTCATTCATAATTGCGCTAGAAGTTAAAAATTAACTAGGAGCGCAACTATGACAGTGTTTGGATATGTGAGGGTATCAACCACAGAGCAGGTGGACAACACCTCGATGCAGGAGCAGAAGCGGCAAATCAGCGGCAACGCCATAACGCACAACCTGGTCATCAACCAGTTCATCGAGGATGGCGGCGTATCTGGCGCTGACCCTTTCTTTGCACGGCTGGAAGCGAACGGCATCACCTTGGCAGAAGGCGACACTGTGATCGTGGCCAAGCTGGATCGGTTCAGCCGTGATCTGCTGGATGCCTTGCAGTCTATAAAAAAATGCAAAGAGTTAAAAATAAAGCTCATCATCAACGGGCATGGCGATGTGACTGACAGCAGCAACATCTACGCGCAGTTGATGCTGGAGATCTTGTGCAGCTTTGCCGGCCATGAGCGCAGAGTGATCAAGGAGAGGCAGAAGCAGGGGCAAGCCGCCAAGCGCAAGGCTGGTGGCCATCTGGGGGGTTCGGCCAAGTTCGGGTATGCCATCCAAGGCACTGGTCAAGCTGCCACGCTGGTGGCCAAGCCAGAGGAGCAGGCGGCACTGGCGTACGCGAAAGAGATGAGGGCGACAGGGATTAGTTTTCGGGGGATATCAAATATCTTAAAAACCAGCCACGGCGTGGTTGTCTCGCATGAGGCCATCCGCAGGGCATTACAAGGAGAGACAGCATGAAGTTGATGCATGAACATGTGACGGGGTTGTGCCGCCAGCCACTGGAGTGCTGGTACGAGTGGGAGCCGGCAGAGCCGGAGATTAAAGAGGCCGGCGTGGTGATTGAGCCGGCTATCCCTGAACAGGTGATATTAGTAGAGGTATGGGTAAATGGCGCGGATATATTCGAGTTAATCAGCGATGACATGAAGGAAGTAATTGAGATTGCGATTAAAGAGGATAGATATAAATGAACAGCGGTCATGGCGGCAAAAGAAAAGGCGCTGGCAGACCGAGAATTAATATATCTATTGCCAGAGTATTAAAGTTATTCGAGCAGGGATTAACTAGAACAGAGATAGCCAAGAGATTTGAAGTTAGTGATATGACAATTGGTCGAATTATTAAAAGGGAGAAACGATAATGTGGAAATATATGTGGACTGAATTTAGGTCAACGCTCAGAATGTTGCCGCCAACACAAACCGCTGTGCATGAGTTGCTGCATGCGGAGCATGACCTGCTAAGGGCAGAGGCTGGGGTGGAGTACGCACAGGCTATGGTCACTTGCCAGAAACAGCGGATCAAGCGCTTGAAGGCGTACTTGGGCAAGACTGAGGAGGCGGCAACATGACTACAGAAACAGGTGGGCCAGCGTTTCCAGCCGAGGAGTGGATCAACAGTGATGACCCGTCAGCCGTGAATCCTATTCGCCACCAAGGCATGAGCTTGCGCGATTACTTTGCTGCATCTTTTATTGCCTCTGGTGTTGTGTTCAAAAATCTGTCTTCAGGCAGCACAACGGATGAGGTGGCCGCGCAAGCATACGCACTGGCAGACGCCATGCTGAAAGCGAGGGCAAGATGACCAGGATGTGCGACACGGGCTACCGCGAATGCCCACGCCAGCCGACTTGCGGCATGGACTGCCACTTCACCACGGCAGAGTTGGAAACCCGCAAGGTCAAGCCCTATCCAATCGTGCCTGATGACATTGAGCCAGTTCCGGAAACATGGCAAGTGATCGGCAGCGTGATGGTGGGCGCTGTGCTGGTGGTGCTGATGGTGATTTGCTTGGGGCTGTTCTTTACTGGCCTTTGGGTTTGGAGTCTGCTGATATGACCGACCAAAAGAAACTTATAGACGGCTTGGTGGAAGACCTGCTTAGGGTGATTCACGAATACGATGACTCTCTGTACATGGCGACTGTGATTGGCTGCTTGGAGTTTGTTAAACAGCAGCTTATTGACGAAGCAAATGAGGACGAGCATGACTAAAGACGAAGCACTACAGATGTGCCTTGAGTACATTGAAACAAATGCACATGAGCGTAAGTGTGTTCGGTGGGCCATCAAAGAAGCCTTGGCACAGCCAGAGCAAGAGCCTGTGGCGCGGGTGATTGATAACGGAACGCCTGAAGGTGCAACAGAGTGGATTCCGTTTACGAATCGAGTTGAGCCATTAAAGACAGGTGATCTTCTTTACACCCATGCAGAGGAACGCAACTTCTGCCCAAGATGCGGCAAGCGCACTGCTGACCTGACCACAATTCACACATGCACACCGCCACAGATCGACCCCAACAAATGGGCCTTTGACAATGGGTTAGAGTCAACATGATCAAAAACAATGTCTTTGCCGAGTGGGTTGCTAGGTATCACAACGACCCCGTGCTCTTTGTCAAGGAGGTGCTGGGTGTAGACCCAGACCCGTGGCAAGAGAAGTTTTTGAGGGCGATTGCCCGAGGGGATCGAAAAATATCGGTCAGGTCTGGCCACGGGGTGGGGAAGTCCACGGCAAGCTCATGGGCAATGCTCTGGTACTTTATGACCCGCAGCCCCGTCAAGGTGGTGGTGACCGCGCCGACCAGCAGCCAGCTTTATGACGCGATGTTTGCGGAGTTAAAGCGCTGGATCAACGCGATGCCTGCGCCATTGCAGACACTGCTGACTGTCAAGCAGGAGAGGATTGAGTTCAACGCTGCACCGACAGAGATGTTTATTTCGGCCAGGACATCACGGGCAGAGCAGCCCGAGGCTTTGCAGGGCATTCACTCTGAGTATGTGATGCTGGTGGCCGATGAGGCGTCAGGTGTGCCGGAGCAGGTGTTCGAGGCGGCGGCTGGTTCGATGTCTGGCCACAACGCTGTGACTTTGTTGTTAGGCAATCCGGTGCGGAGCAGCGGGTTTTTCTACGACACGCACACAAGGCTGGCCGGCGAGTGGACGACATTTCAGGTCGCGTGCAGCGACTCGCCACGGGTGTCGCAGGAGTACATCAACGAGATGGCCATGAGGTATGGCGAGGACAGCAATGTCTACCGGATTCGGGTGATTGGTGAGTTTCCCAAGGGTGACGATGACACTGTGATCCCGATGGATCTGCTGGAGAGTGCGCTACACAGGGATGTGGCGGCCAGCACATCAGCGCCGATGGTCTGGGGGCTGGATGTGGCGCGGTTTGGATCTGACAGGTCGGCGCTGTGCAAGCGGCAGGGCAATGTGGTGACCGAGAGCATCCGCACTTGGAAGAATCTAGATCTGATGCAGTTGACGGGGGCGGTGGTGGCCGAGTACCAAGTGCTGGCCCCGAGTGAGCAGCCCAAGGAGATTTTGGTGGACAGCATCGGTCTGGGGGCAGGGGTGGTGGATCGGCTGCGGGAGTTGGGTCTGCCGGCGCGGGGGATTAATGTGAGCGAAAGCCCAGCGATGGGCGGGACATACCGCAACCTCAAGGCCGAGCTTTGGTACAAGGCCAAGGCGTGGCTCGAGGCTCGAGACTGCAAGCTGGCCAAGGATGAGGTGCTGATCAGTGAGTTGGCGACTGTGCGCTACACCTTCACCAGCAATGGCAAAATTGCCATCGAGGGCAAGGACGAGATCAAAAAGAGGGGTCTGCCAAGTCCGGACAAGGCTGATGCCTTTGTTTTGACCTTTGCGAGTGACGCGATCACGGGCATGTACGGGTCAGCGGCCAGCAGCAAGTGGAGTCAACCCCTACGCCGGAACTTGGTGCGGGTTGCATAATTGGGCATGTTTTAAACCAATGGGGAAAGCCATGAAAATGATGACTAAAGCGCAGAAAAAGGTCGGGAAGGTAATGGGCGAGTTTGGCTCTGGCAAGCTGCACAGCGGCAAGGGCGGCCCTGTCGTCAAGAATCCCAAACAGGCCATTGCCATTGCGATGTCCGAGGCCAAGCTGCCCATGCGCGGCCAGCGCACGGCCAAGAACAAGGCGAGAAAATAATGGCCACACTACAGCGCACCATGAGCCAAGTCATGGACAAGGAAGAGGGCGAGGACATGAGCGCAGGAGAGAACTGCCCGATGCCCACGCAAGACATCACGCTCAACCTGAAGAATCGGGCCAAGGCGATCACCACAGCGGCCTACGGCCCTGAGAATCCCAAGCTGCCAAATACTGCCTTTTGGGCAAAGAAGGCCGACCAATGGGATGTGAGTGTTGATGACTCCAAGCAAAGCCTGTGCGGTAACTGCGCGGCATTCAATGTTTCTGACGAGATCAAGAAATGCATTGCCGAGGGCATCGGCATGGAGGCCGACCCGTGGGGAACGATCAAGCTGGCTGATCTGGGCTATTGCGAGATTTTTGATTTCAAGTGCGCAGCCAGCCGGACATGCGATGCGTGGGTGGTGGGCGGCCCGAACACGGGCGAGCAAGAGGGTGAAGAATCTGAAACCTACGAAGAAGGAGATGAGGAATGAAAGCTGGACTCTATGCCAACATCAACGCCAAACAGGCGCGTATCGCAGCCGGCAGCAAAGAAAAGATGCGCAAGCCTGGCAGCAAGGGCGCACCAAGCGCTGCCGACTTCAAGGCTGCGGCCAAGACCGCCAAGCCAGTGAAGAAGAAATGAAGACCCCAGCTTGGCAGCGCAAGGAGGGCAAAAGCCCATCCGGTGGTTTGAATGCCAAGGGCCGCGCCAGTGCGAAGGCCGAGGGTATGAACTTGAAAGCACCCGTCAAGGCCGGCGACAACCCGAGACGGGCAAGTTTCTTGGCAAGGATGGGCAACATGCCTGGGCCTGAGATGAAGGGTGGCGAGCCGACAAGGCTGCTGCTGAGTCTGAAGGCGTGGGGCGCAAGCTCCAAGGCCGATGCCAAAAGTAAGGCGGCGGCGATCAGCGCCAGAAACAAGGCCAAGAAATGATCTGTCCCATTGTCATTGCCACAGTCAAAGGGCATGGTCTGGCGGTGCTGCTGGAGTCGATCAAGCAGTACGCACCAGAGTGTCCGGTCTATTTGCGGGGGCCAGAGTCAGTGCTTGAGAACTTTGAGGCTGACCACAAGATCTACGGCCAACCAAGAAACTTTGGCGATGACTACAACGAGGTGATCGAGGCTGCACTCAAGGATTGGTCATCTTGCATCGTGGCCAACGATGACATTGTGCTGACGCCGACCAGCGTGAAGGTGCTGATGGAGGATGTGGCAATCATCAAAACGATGCACAGCGTCAAGGCCGGATGGGTTGCATCAAGGACTGATGCCGCACGGGCTTGTCAAAATGTGAGGATTACTGAGAAACCGGAGAGGCTGAACTTTTTTAAGTTTCCGTCTGAGGCCCACATCAAGATGGTGGAAGAGATCAGCCCGATCTTTGCGTGGCTCTCAAGCGATGCATTTGAGGAGGCAAAGTTTCCCCCTCTGAATTGGTACTCAGATGATGTGCATTGTAGGGATCTGATCGAAAAAGGCTACTCGCATTTTGTGAGTGCAAGCTATGTCCACCACATCGGCAGCAACACAATTGGCTTTGATGCCAACAAACTGCACAACGATGCGCTGCCGTGGATCAAAGAAAATCGTCCAACTTACGCAAAGGCATGGTTTGATTCTTAATCTAGGTTCGGGCAAGGACTGGCGCGAGGACTGTTTGAATGCAGATATTCAGGCAAGGGTCAAGCCGGATTGGCTGCTGGACATTACAAAAGTCAATTGGGGTGAGGTACTCAAGACCCGCAAGGGACTGCTGACAATTGAGCGCGGCATGTTTGATGTGATCTTGGCCAATGACATCTTGGAGCATTTGCCAGATCTGGTTACTGCCATGACCAATTGCAAGGAATTGCTGAAGGTGGGCGGGGAGATGCGGATTCATGTGCCATACGAGTTGAGTCTTGGCGCGTGGCAAGATCCGACCCATGTCAGGGCATTTAACGAAAACTCTTGGCGCTACTACACCGATTGGCACTGGTACTTAGGCTGGCCAGACAGGTTTGAGTTGACCATGCTGGAAATGAGGCTCTCAAAGGTGGGAGAAGCACTAGAATTGCCACAAGACGAAATTATCCGCACCCCGAGGGCTGTGGACTCCATGTATGTGGTTCTAACAAAGGTCAAGCCATGATTGAAAAAGTCACTGAAAATCTATCCACCGACATTGCAGCCACCGAGCCGATGGACGATGCGGAACTGCAAGCGATCATCACGCAAGACCTAGTTGATGCGGTGAGTTATGTGGATAGCGACCTGTCGCCCACACGAGCCAAGGGGACTGAGTACTACCGAGGCGACCTGTTTGGCAACGAGGTCGAGGGCAACAGCAAGGTGGTGGCGATGGAGGTGCGCGACACTGTCAGCGCCATGCTGCCCAGCCTGATGCGGGTGTTTTTCAGTTCAGAAAGTGTTGTCGAGTTTGCGCCCCGTGGGCCTGAAGATGTCAAGATGGCGCAGCAGTCCACCGACTACGCCAACTATGTATTCCAGAACGACAACAACGGGTTTTTAACAACTTACGCTATTTTCAAAGATGCACTGGTGCGCAAGTGCGGCATTGCAAAATTCTGGTGGGAAGACGAAGAAAAGGTGCGGATTGAGGAGTATTCCGGCCTTGATGACCAGACGCTAGAGATGCTGATGCAGGAGCCTGGTGCTGAGGTCAAGATCGTGGTGTCCTACCCAGACCCAGATATTGACGAGATGCAGATGTCAACGATTGACCCAATGACGGGTCAGCCGGTGACGATGCCAGCCCCGATGATTCACGATGTGCAGATCAAGCGCATCACCAAGGATGGCCGGATCAGGATCATGGCCGTGCCGCCAGAGGAATTGCTGCTTGACAGACGCGCCCGATCATTTGACGATTGCACCATCATTGCCCACAGGCAGATGGCGACTGTGGCCGACCTGATTGCGATGGGCTACGACCAAGACGAGATTGAAGAGAATCTGTCAACGACTGACTTGGACAGCAATGACGAGTACTTGGCGCGGCAGCCACTGAGCACCACATTTGGCACGAATGACGCTGCCAACCCGATGATGCGCAGGGTTTTGTACATTGAGGCGTATTCCCGTGTGGACTTTGACAATGACGGCATTGCCGAGTTGCGCAAGGTCTGCTGCATGGGCGGCGGCTACAAGGTGGTCAGAAATCTGCCGGCCAGTTACATTCCGTTTGCTGACTTCCCCTGCGATCCAGAGCCGCACACCAGCCCACTGGAAGCGATGTCAATTTTTGATATCACCCGCGACTTGCAAGAGATCAAGTCTGAGATTCTGCGCAATACGCTGGACAGCTTGGCTCAGTCGATTCACCCCCGCACAGCGGTGGTTGAGGGCCAAGTCAACATTGACGATGTGCTGAACAACGAAACCGGTGCGATCATCCGTATGCGCGCGCCTGGGATGGTGCAACCCTTGACCACCCCATTTGTCGGTCAGGCCGCATTCCCGATGATGGAATACATGGATCAGATCAAGGAAGACCGCACCGGCATGAGCAAGGCGGCGATGGGTCTGAACGCTGACGCGCTGCAATCGTCCACCAAGGCGGCGGTCAATGCAACGATTTCAGCCAGCCAAGGCCGCATTGAGTTGACGGCACGCATTCTGGCCGAGGGCATGAAAAAGCTGTTCAAGGGCATTTTGTTCTTGGCCACCACGCATCAGGACAAGGCTCGCATGGTGCGGATGCGCAACGAGTGGGTGCAGATCGACCCAAGGTATTGGGACGCTAACATGGACGCCAATATCAACATTGCTCTTGGTAATGGCGATACTAACGAGCGCTTGCAAGGCTTGATGATGATCATGGCCAAGCAAGAGCAGATCTTGCAGCAGCTTGGTACTCAAAACCCACTGGTGACACCCCAGCAGTTTTCCAATACCTTGCGCAAGATCGTGGAGTTGTCTGGGTTCAAGGATGCGTCCAGCTACTTTCAGGACATCCCTGCCGACTATGTGCCGCCAGCGCCACCAGCGCCCAAGGCCACGCCCGAGGAGTTGCTGGCACAGGTGCAGGCCGATTCGATCAAGGCCGACATCGAGAAGAAGGCGGCAGAACTCGAGCTAAAGCGCCAGCAAATGATGATGGATGACGATTTGAAGCGTGACCAGATGGCCCAAGATCTGTACCTCAAAAAGTATGAAATTGAGTTAAAGTACAACTCACAGATCAGTACGGCTGAGATCGATGCGGCTCAGAATATTGATCGTGAAACAATTCGTCAGCAGGCAGCGCTGGCCCAGCAGCAGGCGGCTCAGTTTATTGAGCAGCAGCAGCAGCCACCGATGCAGCCGATGATGCCCCCATCAACCTTTCAAGGAATGGCACAGTAAGTGACAAATGAAGACCAGGTAAACAAAGGCCGCAAGGCCAAGCAGCTACTTGAGGACGAAACCCTCAACACTGCGATTGCAAAATTGGAAAACGACCAACTTTGGGCATTTCGATCATCGAAACCCGAAGAGTCTGTGAAGAGAGAGACAGCGTGGTGCATGATGCAGGCCATTGATGGCTTGCGGCAAGAGTTGATCCGGATCATGGACAACGGCAAGATTGCACAGAACGCTATCACCAAATCACAGAAAAATCTAATTTAAGAAAATACTATGGCAGAAATACAAGCAACGAATTTGGCCGATGCGGCCAGTGCTATCTCAGCAATGTTAGCCCCCGATGAGGGACAAGCAGAAGTTACTGAGACGCAGCCAGCCGAAGAGTCCGAAGAGGACTTAGAGGCAGCGGCCTCCGAGGAGGATGACTCTGGTGTGGAAGACGCGCTAGAGGACGAAACCTCGGAGGAACAGTCTGGAGGAGAGGAAGAGCCAGAGGAGCAAGAGCAGCCACAGACTTTCACCGTCAAAGTTGACGGTAAGGAAGTCGCAGTGACGCTGGACGAGCTACAAAAAGGCTATTCAAGGACTCAGGACTACACCCGAAAAACGCAGCAGATTGCCGAAGTGCGAAAGCAAGTCGAGCAAGAAACGCAGGCAGTTCGGGCCGAGCGTGAGCAGTACGCTCAATTGTTGGGAGCATTGCAAGCCCAGCTTCAGTCTTCAGAGCCGCAGGTCGATTTGGATCGTCTTTACAACGAAGACCCAATCGAGTGGGTGCGGCAAAAAGAGGTTTTGCGGGATCGACAAGAGAAGGCATACGCTATTCAGGCCGAGCAGCAGCGTCTTCTCCAGTTGAGTCAGCAAGAGCAGCAGCAATCTATTCAGCAGCATCTTGAGAGCCAGAAAGATGCGCTGTTGGCTGCGCTGCCAGAGTGGAAAGATCCAAAGAAAGCAAAGCTCGAAAAAGCGATGCTGATTGAATCTGCCAAGTCTGCCGGTTTTTCTGATGAAGATTTGAAGAGTGTTTACGATCACCGGCTGGTTTTACTGTTGCGTAAGGCAGCACTGTTTGACCAGATGGTAAGTAAGCGTCAAGGCATTAAGCCTGTGGTGAACAATGGCCCACGACCAGCCAAGCCAGGTGCAGCGGGTCGGGTTTCGACAACGACTGAGAGTGTTCGCGCAAAGCAGCGTCTTGCAAAAACCGGCCGCATCGATGATGCGGTATCTGCAATTGAACTTTTATTGAAATGAGGAAATTATGGCTATCGTTAGCAATACATTCCTGACTTACTCTGCAAAGGGTATTCGGGAAGATCTTAGCAATGTGATCACCAACATTGCGCCTTAACTTGAGGGCCGTTGCAGAGTAATTTGCAATTGACACTAGGAGAATTGCTGGAAACCCCTAACGGATAGGCAGCCGAGGGCAATCAGCAGCCGAGCCTCGCAAGAGGAAGGTTCAACGACTAGATCGAAAGATCGTAGGGCCAAGTGGCCCGAAGCACCTAGCCCCACGAAAGTGGGTGAAGATATAGTCTGATCTGCATGGAAACATGCAGTCCCGAGAGGGAGGCAAGGTCTAACGAGCCTTGTTCAACACGGATGGAAGAGACGCCTTACATGTCGAACATTGGACGCGAGAATGTGTCCAATAGCTTGTTTGAGTGGCAGACTGACACATTGGCCGCAGCCGCTGCCAATGCACAGTTAGAGGGTGACGATGTTGCATCGTTTGACTCTGTAACTGCTACTGTGCGTCTGCAAAACTACGCACAGATTTCACGCAAGACGATCATCCTGTCTGCCACTGAAGAAGTGGTGAACAAGGCTGGCCGCCGCAGCGAACTGGCTTACCAGATCGCAAAGCGTGGTTCTGAGTTGAAGCGCGACCAAGAGTTTGTCATGCTGAACGGCGGTATCGCTGTTTCTGGTGACTCTACGACTGCCCGTGTGACTGCATCCCTCGGCGCGTTTGTGAAAACAAACACCGACAAGCAGACCAACGGTACTGATCCATCGTATACAACGCTGCCAAACAGCGCCCGTACCGATGGCAATGTGCGTACCTTCACTGAAACCATTCTCAAGAATGTGATTCAGAAGGTGTGGACTGCTGGTGGTACACCGAAGATCCTGATGTGCGGCCCTGTGAACAAGCAGCGCGTATCTGGTTTCTCTGGTATTGCCTCCAGCCGTTTCAACATTGATGGAGGTGCAAAGCCTGCCACATTGATCGGTGCAGTTGACATTTATGTCTCTGACTTCGGCAATGTGTCTGTGATTGCCAACCGCTTCCAGCGTGAGCGTGATGCATGGGTGATCGATCCTGACTACGCCAAGATGACTGTGCTGCGTCCTTACCAGCAAGTCGAACTGGCCAAGACAGGTGACGCTGAGAAGCGCATGCTGATCGTTGAGTGGGGTCACAAAGTGCTGGCTGAAAATGCCCACGGCTTGGCCGCTGACTTGGTTACTTCTTAACAGTAAGCAACGGAAAGGGCCAGAGAAATCTGGCCCTTTTTTAAATGATTCACAAAAGATTACTTAGCGAAAACAAAGATCAAGGCATCTCGCGGTACTGGCATCAAAATCCAGAAACTGGCGATGTGACGATCCAAACAGAACAAGATGTGACGGCGGTGATTGAGGCCAACAAGGCCATCTACAACGCTGTGGACGGCAAGGCCAACTGGACAGGCGAGTGGCACTTGGTGGCATCCATCCCCGAAGCTCTCTATTACAAGATGAAGGCCGAGGGCAAGATCGATGATCAAGAGTACATGAAGCGCTGGCTCAACGACTCAGACAATCAATTTTTTAGAACACGACCTGGGAAAGTATGAACTACATTGCCGTTTGCACCCCTGCCCGTGATCAGGTTCACACCAATTACACCTACTGCATGGTGAACATGGTGGCCTATCACACGCTCAACACCACAGACGCAATCAGTCTGAAATTGATGCAAGGCACAATTATCCAAAACCAAAGGGCTGACCTTTGCTTGGATGCGATGGCTGAAGGATGCACGCACATCCTGTTTATTGACTCGGACATGACTTTCCCGCAGGACATGGTCGGCAAGCTGCTGGCTCACGACAAGCCCATCGTGGCCGCCAATTGCGCACGGCGCAGGATGCCCACTGGCCCGACTGCCCAGAACTATGACGCCGAAGGCAAGCGCAAATCTGTCTACACCATGCCAGAATCCACCGGATTGGAAGAGGTGGGGAGCATTGGCACTGGCATAATGCTCATCAAGCGCGAGGTGTTTGAGGGCATGAGCGAGCCGTGGTTTGATATGCCGTGGCAGACTTCACGGGGCTACATGGGTGAGGATGTGTTCTTTTGTAAGAAAGCGCAAGAGCTTGGTTACAAGGTGTACATCGACCATGATGTCTCAAAGGAAATTGGCCACATTGGCACATTTGAATTTCGCCATGAGCACACCTGGATCGTCAAAGAGGAAATGGAAAAAGAGGCTCAATAATGGCACTGACTACCTACACCGAGCTAAAGGCATCGATTGCAGATTGGCTGAATCGTTCTGATTTGACGGCCACCATTCCTGACTTTATCTCTCTGGCCGAGGCGCAAGTCGAGCGCACGCTGCGCACAAGGCAGATGATCGTCAGGGCCAATGCATACTTTGACGCGCAGTATGGCGCTGTGCCTGATGACTTTCTTGAGACAAAGTCTCTGAAGCTGACCAGCACCAATCCGCAGACCCCATTGGGTTTTTTGAGCATTGATGCGCTGGACAATGAGGCGGCCAACTACACGGCCAGCGGCAAGCCCAAGTTCTTTGGCGTGGTCGGTGGCCAGTTCCGGATCGTCCCGACACCGGATGCAAACTACACGATTGAGTTGACCTATTACGCCAAGCTGACAAAGCTGTCCGGCAGCGTGGCCAGCAATTGGCTTTTGGCATCAAATCCCGACATTTATCTGTACGGATCTCTTTTGCAGGCTGCGCCATATCTGCAAGATGATGCGAGAATTCAGACATGGGCAACGCTGTATGAGCGAGCCTTAAACGATTCACAAACCGCCGATGATCGAAGCGCGTCCTCTGGGGGTGCTTTGTTGACCCGTGCAAAGACTTTTGGGTAAACCATGCTGGTGACAACGACCAAGGGCGAGATGGACGATTCATTGCTTGAACGGCGTGATGGGTCTGTCGAGAACGACACCGAGACAACAAGCTGGGTAGAGTACTGGTTAAACGGCGAGATGGTGCATCGTTCTGTTCACATGGCGCTAAAGCGCGGTGTTTTTGCTGATGGCATCAGCCAACAAATTTAGGGAATAAATCATGGCCAATACGCAAGCGATGTGTACAAGTTTCAAAGGTGAACTGCTGGTCGGTCACCACAACTTTGGCACGGGCGTCATCCGAGCCGCAACGACTGCCGACACCTTCAAGGCTGCGCTGTACTTGGCCAGCGCCACTGTCAATGCGGCCACCACGGCCTACTCTGCGTCCGATGAGGTATCAGGCACTGGCTACACTGCCGGCGGCGTCACAGTGACTTTCGGCACTGCGCCAAGCACCAGCGGCACGACTGCCTTTGTGACCCCCAGCGCCAGCATCACTTATTCCTCGGTCACTCTGTCCACGGCGTTTGATGCTGTCCTGATCTATAACAGCACGCAAAGCAACAAGGCAGTCAGCGTCCACACCTTTGGCTCGCAGACAGTGACTGCTGGCACTTTTACATTGACCATGCCTGTCAATGACGCCAGCACCGGCCTGATCCGTATTGCTTAAATAGGGGCAGCAAAATGGCTGCTTATGGAACGGGGCTTTATGGGCGCGGGGCTTATCCAATTACGCCAGGGACATACGGGTCTGGCGGTTATGGATTAGGTGCTTACGGGAAGACAAATATCGGCATCAGCGGCAATCAAGCCGCTGGTGCTGTTGGCAACTTACTGGCCGATAGATCTGTCCAAGAAGACGGGACGATTGCCACTGGCAATGTCGGCACAGTCGGGTTATCTGTCTCCATTGCCATCACCGGCAATGCGGCGGCAGGTGCTGTCGGATCTGTATCAATAGCATCAGCCAAGGCAGTCACTGGCAATGCAGCCACGGGTGCAGTTGACAGCGTTACTGAATCTGTTTTTATTGCTGTATCAGGCAACACGGCCACAGGCTCTGTTGGCACTGTCAGCGCCACCAGCACGGCAGCGGTCACAGGCAATGTGGCTACGGGTGCTGTGGAAACGATGCCTTCAGAGGTCATCACTTTCCAAGCGATCACAGGGGTTGATGGCTCTGGTGCTGTTGGCACTGTCAGCAACGCCATCACAATTGCCTTGACAGGCAATGCAGCCACTGGATCAGTGGGGGTCATGTTTGGATTCGGATGGGGTGCGATACCCGACTCATCAGAAACTTACACGGCCATTGGCGACACGGCTGAAACTTACACGACAATCAGCGATACGGCAGAAACTTACACACCGATCAGCGACAGTGCAGAAAATTGGTCTGTAATCGCTGATAATTCAGAGACTTGGACACCTGTTTAGGAGCAACGCAATGGCAGATACCACCACCACCAACCTACTGCTGACAAAGCCAGAGGTAGGCGCATCGACAGACACTTGGGGAACAAAGGTCAACACCGACCTGGACTTAATCGATGCGCTGTTTGATGCAGGGCCATTGCTCAAGGTTACGAAGGGCGGCACGGGTGTAGGAACAAGCACAGGTAGTGGTGCAAATGTCTTAGGAACTAGCCCCACACTCAACAATCCAACAGTGACCAACTATGTGGAGACTGTGGTCGCCATCGGTAACTCTGGCACATCACAAACCCTGTCATTGACCAACGGCACTGTGCAGACTGTGACGATGACGGGCAACTGCACATTCACCATGCCCACGGCTACGGCTGGCAAGTCTTTTATCCTGATCTGCACTCAGGACGGCACAGGGTCGCGCACGGCGGTGTTTACATCGGTCAAGTTCCCTGGCGGCACTGCCCCGACACTGACCACCACGGCCACCACGGGGGTTGACATCCTGACCTTTGTGGCAAACGGCACATCTTGGTTTGGCACAGCGGCACAGGCGTTTGCATAATGTTTGCATCTAAAGACACTCTTCTGACCCGACCTAGCGGCTACCAGATTCAGCGGAGTCTGCGCTTTCGCTCTAGTGCGTCTGCTAATTTGAGCAAAACATTTAGTTCTGCACCAACAAGCAGAACAACTATCACGCAAAGTGCGTGGGTAAAACTCGGCGCTTTGTCAAATGCTTATAACATCATTGCCCTGTTTGGGACATTTAATAACTGGGAGCAAATTTCTCTGACCAGCCCAAACAACACCAACGGGTGGGCTGGTAATGTCATTCGTATCACTGGCCCCGGTAGTGCCGGTGAACTTAGAACCACGCAAGTGTTTCGAGATCCTGCGGCTTGGTATCACATTGTTGTCGTATATGACACAACTAACGCTACATCGTCTGAGCGCATTCGCCTGTTCATCAATGGTGTCCGTGTCACCTCGTTTTCAACCGCGACATACCCCCCTCAAAACCAAACAACAACGGAATGGCTTGTCTCTGGAGCGGAAAGTAATATTGCGACAACAGGCGCTAGCACCACGCAAACCTTTGACGGCTACATGACCGAAATCAATGTCATTGACGGCCAAGCGCTAACCCCGTCCAGCTTTGGTGCAATTAACCCAGTGACCGGCGTATGGTCTGCAACCAAGTACGCTGGCACATACGGCACAAACGGGTTCTACCTGAACTTCAGCGACAACAGCGCAGCGACTGCCACCACCATCGGCAAGGACAACTCTGGCAACGGCAACAACTGGACACCGAACAACATCAGCGTGACTGCTGGTAGCACCTACGACTCCATGCTGGATGCGCCTCTGGGTGCTGGTGGTGGGGAGAGGGGGAACTACTGCGTGCTGAATCCGCTATCCAACACCGCCGGCACATGGTCAAACGCCAATCTGCGGTTTGTTGGCCCTTCTTCAACTCGCCGGAGCAACTCGACTGTCGCTGTCTCGACTGATAAGTGGTATTGGGAAGTGACTTTGGGTAATGCACCTGAGTCGCCAAGGGGCACATCAACAGGCTACAACAGTTTTGGTTTTGGTCTTTCAACTGTTTTTGCAAGTACAACTGGGTCATCCACGCAAACAGACGCAGTTATTTTGGCAGACAATGGTTTTTATAAAAACTTTTCTGGCGCATGGACTGATGGCGGCACGGGTTTTTCTAGCGGTGATACGCTTGCAGTAGCGGTTGACTTAACTGCAAACACATTTACCTTCTACCGCAACAACACCCAGATAACCACGGGAACTATCGGTGGAACGGCTGGGCGTGAATTAACGCCAGTCATCATTAGTTACAGCGGCGCGTTCGGCGTAATGGATTGCAACTTCGGCCAGCGCCCGTTCAGCTACACGCCACCGACTGGCTTCAAAGCCTTGCACACCGGCAACCTTGCAGCGCCAGTGATTGCGCTGCCAGCGCAGAACATGGATATAAATCTGTGGACAGGTGATGGCACTAGCCCTCGCTCATTTACAAATACTGGTGGATTTCAACCCGACTTTGTTTGGGTTAAGTCTCGCGTAGGCCCTTATGACCATGTGCTTGTTGACTCTGTTCGTGGAGCTAGTAAAAAAATAGCGTCCAATACAACTGCTGCGGAAGTAACCAATGTCAATGGCGCTGTTAGCGCATTTAACTCTAGCGGTTTTAGCGTAGCAGCAGGGTCATCCACTATATTGGAAGTAAACAATTCTGGTGGCGCTACCTATGTAGGCTGGCAATGGAAAGCAGGCGGCACTGCTGTCACCAACACAGCAGGAAGCATCACATCCTCTGTGAGTGCCAACACCACGGCTGGTTTTAGCGTGGTGACTTATACGGGTACTGGTGCAAATGCCACTGTGGGGCATGGGTTGGGTGTTGCGCCTCAAATGTTTATTGTTAAATCAAGAAGTGCGGCTACAAGTTGGAATGTGTACCATGTTTCAACTGGAAACACAGGTGCGCTGTTTTTAGAAACAACAAATGCGTTTGCGGCTGATTCAACAAGATGGAACAACACCACACCAACATCTACTGTATTTAGTTTGGGTAGTGGTGCTGGTGTAAATGCAAGTGCTGCAACATTTGTCGCCTACTGCTTTACACCAGTAGCAGGGTATTCAGCCTTTGGCAGTTACACAGGCAACGGCAGTACTAATGGGCCTTTTGTGTTCCTTGGGTTTAGGCCAAGGTGGGTGATGATAAAACGGACTAGCGGGGCAGGTGAAGGTTGGTTTATGTACGACACCTCAAGAAACACATTTAATTATGCAGAGAATTATTTAGTTGCCAATGGAAGCGATGCAGAAATAGTTTATTTTGATGATGCAATAGATATTGTTTCAAACGGAATTAAAGTAAGGGCTGGTGGCACAAGAACTGCTGTAAACGACTCTGGGTCAACTTACATCTACATGGCCTTCGCAGAAAACCCATTCAAGAATTCTCTCGCACGATAAGGACAATCATGTTTCAACTTAACGGCAACCCCATCGGCCTCGACACAGGCTTCACAATTAACGGCACAAGCTACCCTGCCAACTGGATACGCTTGGCCTCACCAGCAGAACGCGCTGCCATCGGCATCACTGAGGTGGCTGATCCGGTTCGTGCTGATGACCGGTTCTACTGGAACGGCGACATCAGCAACCCCAAGCTGCTGGAAGATCGTGAGGAGTCTGACAAGGACGGCAACCCGCTGTTTGTCAAGACCCTTGGCACAGTGGACGGCAAGCCAGCAATGGTGGACACGGCAGAGCGCTTGGTCACCAAAGGGCTAAAGTCTCAATTCATTGCACAGGTCAAGACCACTGCCGGTACATTGCTGGCCCAAAGCGATTGGATGGTGATTCGCAAGGTCGAGCGTGATGTGGCTATCCCTGCGGCAGTGGCAACCTACAGGGCTGCTGTGGTGGCTGCAAGCGCAACGAATGAGGCGGCGATCAGTGCGGTCACTACTGTGGCTCAACTGGCTGCGCTGGCGATTGAGTGGCCTGAGACATGAATCAAATTGACGCCACAGACGCCAAGCTAGCCACGCACGAAGAGATTTGTGCCATGAGGTACGCACAAATTCAAAAAGGCTTTGAGTCAGGCAGCAAACGCATGAGCCGCATTGAGTACATCCTGTACGCGCTGATTGCGGTCACGCTGCTTGGCCCAGGCTTTGCCGCCGAGATGTTAAAGAAAATCCTGATGTAATCATGGACGCCCTGCCGCCACCACCACCGGCAGCGCAAGCACCGGCTCCGGTCTTTGAGTGCGTGCGGTGGGGCTGGTCATCTGACCGGCTGCTGGTCTGGTGTCTGAAGTGGCGGGAGAAGAAATCGTGATTGATCCGATTACAGCCCTTGCAGGCATTCAGGCAGCAGTCGCGCTGATCAAGAAGGTCAGCAAGACTGTTGACGATGTATCGTCTCTCGGCCCTGTCCTTGGCAAATACTTTGATGCAAAGTCCACAGCCTCCAAGGCTGTTGTCCAAGCCAAGAAGTCGAAGTCCAGCATGGGCACGGCCATCCAAATTGAGATGGCGCTGGATCAAGCCAAGCGGTTTGAGGACGAGCTTCAATTGCTGTTCATGCAGTCCGGCAAGATCGATGTCTGGAACAAGATCAAGACCAGAGCAGCAGCGATGGATGTGGAGTCTGCCCATGATGCACGCAGAGAAAAAGAAGCTGCGGCCAAGCGCAAAGCAGAAATGGATGAGGCGATTGAACTGACGCTGATGGCACTTGTATTTTTCAGTTTGCTCGGCGTTATCATTTATTTCAGCCTTGGCATCCTTGAGCAGCAAAAATGAGTGATGAACGCCTTGCCTTGGTTGACAAAATTCTGGCCTATGTGTCCAGCCCATTCCGGCTGTTCGCAATGGTGCTCATGGCCGTGCTCACCTTTGCTGGGTACTTTCTCTACGCAAACCAAGACCTGCTGATCGGCGCCTACAAGGAGTCCAAGAAGATCCCCAGCATTGCAGAGGATCGGGTGGAGGACGCAGCAGCGCACCTGTTCAAGCAGTCCGGTGCGCTGGTGGTGGCGGTGTTCAAAGTAAATTCAATGTTTGGCACTCGCATCCTGTATCGGGCCTATGGAAAGAACGGCAGGGATAAGACAAACGATGGGCTGGATGTCGGTTTGTTTAGTGCCAACCAAAGTAACAATTCTGACATTGTTAAATTGCTTGCAAACGAGATTCCATGCGGCGAGTACAAGTCAGCGCAGAGTGAGATGGGGCTTTGGTATATTGCCAAGGGCGTGGCCTACACATGCCGTATTTCAGTGCCACCAGAGCCTGGTCGCTTTGTTGGCCAGATCACAGTCGGCTGGGCAGCAGAGCCAGAAGACATGGACAGCGCCCGTGCAATGCTGCAAATTGCCGCAACAATGCTTTCAAGGAGTAAACAGTAATGGATTGGCTAAAACAAATTGCGCCCACGATTGCCACGGCAATGGGTGGCCCACTTGCAGGCATGGCAGTGTCGGCTATCTCCAAGGCCATTGGCGTTGACCCCGACAAGGTAGGCGACCTGATCTCCAACAACAAACTGTCAGCAGAGCAGATTGCTCAAGTCAAAATTGCTGAGATTGAACTGCAAAAGCAAGCGCAAGAGCTTGGCCTTAACTTTGAAAAGCTGGAGGTTGAGGATAGGAAGTCAGCGCGTGAGATGCAGGCCACCACCAGATCAATCGTGCCCCCTGCGCTGGCTGCAATCATCACCGTTGGATTTTTTAGCATTCTAATTATGATGATGATTGGAAAGGTGGACGGAAATAACCCAACCATCCTGATGATGCTGGGCAGTCTTTCCACCGCTTGGACAGGAATCGTTGCTTATTATTTTGGCAGCAGCGCTGGCTCACAAGCCAAGACCGATTTACTCTCTAAGGCAGGGCCAGTGAAATGAAAGAAAACTTTGACTCCGCACTGGCTGCTGTCCTCCACCACGAAGGCGGCTTTGTAAACCATCCGTCAGACCCTGGCGGCATGACCAACCTCGGCGTGACCAAGAAGGTCTGGGAGGAGTGGGTCGGGCATGAGGTGGATGAAAAAACCATGCGTGGCCTGACCCCCGAGACTGTCGGCCCGATGTACAAATCCAAGTATTGGGACAAGGTCAAGGGCGATGAGCTACCGGCTGGCGTGGACTATGTGGTGTTCGATGCGGCGGTGAACAGCGGCCCAGGTCGGGCTGCCAAGTGGCTGCAAGCGTGCGTGGGGGTTGACCCTGATGGCGGCATCGGCCCAAAGACTTTGCAGGCTGTGGCGGCATTTCAGGGTGATCTGGTTGATGACTATGGCAAGCGCAGGCTGTCATTCCTCATGGATCTGCCACACTGGCCAACCTTTGGCAAGGGATGGGGCCGTAGGGTTGCTGAAGTTGGCAAAGTAGGCGCAGACATGGCATAAGTGAAATAATCACCTCATGGCCAATGTCAAGCAACAATTAGAGACGCCTTCACTCTCACCTCTGGGTTATCCACCAGAGGTGTATGAACGCCGGAACTTGAACGAGAACAACGGCGCACTGAACATTTTTGCCAGAAAACTGACTTCCGTGCTTGGCTCACTGTTTGGGCCAAGGGGCGGCAAGTTTATGAACAACCCCCACGGGGCGTTTCAGGACTCAACCGACCAGACGGCGGCCAACACCACCACGGCCTATGCCGTCACATTCAACACGACAGATTTCAGCAATGGCGTGACAATAGCCAGCGGCAGTCGAATCACAGTGGCCGACAGTGGCATATGGAATTTGCAGTTTTCCATTCAGTTTAAAAACACAACAAACGATGGTCAAGATGTGGATGTTTGGTTTCGCAAGAATGGTACAAACATTGCAAACTCAAACAGCAGATTTCACCCTCCTCAAAGAAAAAGCGCTGGCGACCCAAGCCATATCATTGCTGCATTGAATTTTTTTGTTGAAATGGCTGCTAATGATTACATTGAGATTATGTGGAGAACTGAAAACACTGGTGTAAGTATTGAGCATTTTGGGACAAGCGCCAGCCCCACACGACCAGCAGTGCCATCGGCCATCGTCACGATGAGCTTTGTGTCCAACCTACCGACAATATAGCCATGTACATACCTCTCAAATTACCACCAGGCATTTACAGGAACGGCACGGAGTACCAAGCTGCGGGGCGCTGGTATGACGCGAATCTGGTGCGCTGGTACGAGAACACCCTGCGGCCAATGGGCGGCTGGAGGAAACGCTCGGCAAGCCAGATGACGGGTCTGTGCAGGGGTTTCATCACTTGGCGCAACAACAGCGGAGAGCGATTTATTGCCGCTGGTACGCAATCCAAGCTGTACGCCATGAACGAGGCGGGGACACTCAAGGAAATTACCCCTACCGGCATCACTGCCGGCATTGCCGATGCCACGATCAAGACCGGCTACGGATACAGCACCTATGGCACATATGCCTATGGTGTGGCCAGACCAGACTTAGGTGGGCTGATTCCAGCCACGACATGGAGCTTGGACACATGGGGCGAGTATCTGGTGGCGTGCTCAAGCGCTGACGGCAAGCTCTACGAGTGGCAGCTTGGCTTCACCACCCCGACACTGGCAGCGGCCATCACCAATGCACCAACGGGCAACAAGGCTCTTTTGGTGACTGCCGAGCGCATCCTGTTTGCCCTTGGCGCTGGTGGCAATCCCCGCAAGGTGCAGTGGTGTGACCAAGAAGACAATACTGTCTGGACGCCACTGTCCACCAATCAGGCGGGTGACTTTGAGTTGGCCACAGTTGGAACATTGATTGCCGGCAAGCGCGTCAAGGGTATCAACCTGCTCTTTACAGATGTGGATGTACACACGGCGACCTATATCGGCGCCCCGTTTATTTATGGCTTTGAGAAGGCTGGCTCTGGCTGCGGCCTGATCTCGGCTCAAGCTGTGGCGGCCATTGACACGGCGGCGATCTGGATGAGCAAGTCTGGCTTCTGGACTTATGACGGATATGTCAAGCCGCTGCCCAGCGATGTGTCTGACTATGTGTTCAGCAACATGAACTTCAACCAAGCATCTAAGGTCTACGCTGTCCACAACAGCCAATTTGGTGAGATCTGGTGGTATTACCCAAGCAGCGGCAGCAATGAGAATGACAGCTATGTCACCTACAACTACCGCGAAAACCACTGGAATATCGGCTCATTGGCGCGTACTGCTGGCACTGATGCGGGTGTATTCACTAACCCGCTGCTGGTGTCAACCGATGGCTACATCTACGAGCATGAGGTGGGTTTTGCCTATGACAGCGCCAGTGTTTTTGCTGAGTCTGGGCCAGTTCAGCTTGGCAATGGCGACAACATCATGTCTGTGCGGCAAGTTGTGCCAGACGAGCAAACCTTGGGCGAGGCAGTGGTTTCATTCAAAACCCGCAATTACCCCACGGGTACTCAGTCCACATTCGGGCCATACACGGCGGCCAACCCTACTGATGTCCGGTTTGCGGCGCGGCAGGTCAATGTCAAGGTGGCGGGGGCGGTGCTGGCCGATTGGCGCATTGGGGTGATGCGGCTGGAGGCAGTGGCCGGCGGCAAACGATGAGCGATTCTGAGCACTTGAAGAGACTGCGCCATCATGTGGAGGCTGCTTTAGAATACTCTGGAGGCACACACAATTTTGACGATGTTGCCGAGATGGTGAGGGATCACAGGTTGCAGTTGTGGCCAGCCTCAAACTCGGTGGTATTGACAGAGATCATTGTCTACCCGCGACTCAAGAACTTGCATTACTTCTTGGCTGGTGGCGACCTAGATGAACTCTCAAGGATGCGACCAATGATCGAATCCTGGGGCAAGTCGATTGGCTGCACCAGAGTGACTTTGGCAGGCCGCAAGGGCTGGGCAAAGACATTTTTAAAAGACGAAGGCTACAGGCCACAGTGGTCTGTACTTGCAAAGGAGTTGTAAATGGCGACAATTGACGAGTTATATCAGCAGTCCCTACTGGGTAATTTGCCGACTACCCTCACCCCGTACCAGCGAATCATGGGGCAGATGACGCCGACCATGAATCCGTATACGGGCGCAGGTGTTGCCATAGGTGGCTACGACCCAGCACTGTACAGGCGCATGAGTGGATCAGGTTTGATTAACTTGGGCCAAGGTGGTGGTGGCGGCATGGGCGGCGGCGGCGGTGGTAGCGATTACAACGGCGGCCCCAATCAGTATGTTCAAAACGAGACTTTTGCGCAGCAAAGTGCGCGTAATCAGCAGCTCAACGACTTTCTAACGGGCCTCACAAAAATGAGTCCCACGGGCTTGCTTATGAGCAGCCTTAACACCCTTTTCGGATCGCAAGCCCCCGCACCTGTGGAAAACGCGGGAGGATATGGCGGGTATATAGGAACGCCAAGCTATGAATCAGGGATTGGCATTCCAGGAGAATCATTGGCCAATGAGGCTCGTGACCAGTTTGACGCAAACCAAGGCGCTGCTGTTGGAGGAGATGTAGGAAGCATTTCAGACCAGAACACTGGTGGAGACGGCGGCGGTTATGGTGGCTACAGTGATAGCGCTGGTGGCAGCTTTGGCGGCGGCGAGTACAACATGGGCGGCCCTGTTGACCGAGTCGGTGGCCCCAACCCACCAGGCCCAGATGACGGCACTGGCATGTTGCAGCTTGGCGAGTATGTCATCAAAAAATCAGCAGTCAAGAAGTACGGCCAAGGGCTGCTGGACATGATCAACGATGGCAAGATTCCTGCCAAAAAAATGAAATCTTTACTCGGCTAAGGGGAAAAAAATGTCTAAAGGTGGAACTCAAACATCCTCAACCTCGATTGATCCTGACATCAAGAGTGCGTTTCTCACAAACTTTGCTCAGGCTCAAGGTGTTGCAGGAGCATTGCCCGTCCAGCAGTTTGCAGGCTACAACCCGCTGTACCAAGCTGGTGAAGAGCAGATCGTCAACCAGTCACTGACCCCGTTCACTGGTCAGGAAATCGGCGCGTTTATGAACCCGTACCAGCAGGAAGTCATTGACCGCAGCCTTGGCGATATTGAGTCGAGCCGGCAGATGCAAGACCTAAGAGATCGTCAGGCCGCCACACAGGCCAGAGCCTTTGGTGGCTCACGCCAAGGTGTGCAGTCCTCACTGACCAATGCCGCTGCCCTCAAGCAAGCCGCTGACCTGTCAGCCAACCTGCGCAACCAAGGCTTTGGTCAGGCTGCACAGTTGGCTCAATATGCCCGTGGCCAAAACCTCCAAGGTGGCCAGAATGTGCTGGCCTTGGGCGGTGCGCGTCAGGCATTTGAGCAGCAGCAGCTTGATGCCATCCGCAACATCGGTTTGCAAAAACTTGGCATTGTGCAGTCCAGCTTGGGTGCAAGCCCTGCCAACTTAGGTGGCAGTGTGTCAACCCCTTACACCCGCAATGCCGCATCCGGTGCTTTGGGCGGGGCTTTGGCTGGCGGCCAAATGTTTGGCCCTTATGGCGCAATTGCTGGTGGTCTTTTGGGCGCAATAGGTTAAGGGGATAAAAATGTCAACACCATTTGACTTTGCAAATTTTGGCAACATGTTTGGCGGCATGCAGGGTGGCACGCCAACGGGTCTTGATGCGCTGCTGAACGAAGACCAGCGCAAGCTGATGAATCGTAATGCAGCCCTGTCAGCGGCTGCTGCACTGCTGCAAGCCAGTGGCCGCAGCACTACCCCCATCGGCCTTGGCCAAGCGCTTGGATCGGCCTTGCAAGCTGGCCAGCAGGGCTACCAACAGGCGCGTGCTGGGTCGGTGCAGGATCTGCTGCTGAATCAGAAATTGCAAGAGGCAAAGCGAGACGAAGAATTTAATAAACTAGTGAGAGATCAGCTTTATCCCAAAGCTGATGCTGGTGTTGTCCCACAAACACCAGGTCTCATTGCGGCCATTGGAGCGCCAACAGAAACGGCTGGCCCCTTTGGGCCAACGCTGGCGCGTCAAGCACTGATCCCGCCACCTGACATGACTGCAGACCAGCCTGCAGCAGCAAGCGCTGGAAATATATTTTCTAATTTAAATCCTCAACAAAAAGCCATTGTTGCATTCAATCCAAAAGCAATGCTGCCAAAAGTTTTTGAAGAATCATTGAAGACTGATTCTTTTAAAACAATGACGAAAGAACAAAAAGTCGCTATGGGTTTAAACCCTCAAGGTGTTTATCAAATAAACACCAGAACTGGCGAGCCAAAACTTGTTCAAGGATCTGATGTTTTTGAAACAATGACGCTAGAACAGAAAGTCGCTATGGGTTTAGACCCAAGAGGCGTCTATCAAAGGAACACCATAACTGGTAAGCCAGAACTCATCAGAGCATACGAAGGTGCATTCGGTAGTGGACTGCAAGGCGCTGCTTACGATACCCTGCTAAACGAAGATTCAGGTACGGCCAAATATGCTTTGGCTTATCGCATATTGAACCAACCTGTACCAGTTGAAAAAGTGCAGCCTGATGGATCTGTAAAAATAGTCTATGAGCAGCCTGTGCCAATTCCATCATCGTTTCCAAAACCAACTTATGCAGGTAAATTGCCGGCTGCGGCTGCA